TCATTGCATTACTACAAATGCGTAGCGATAAGTTAGTGTCCCGTGATTATGTCCGCCGAGAAATACCAATGGAGTTAAATGTTACGCAAGAAGAACAAAGAGTTGACATTGAAGAAATGCGTGATTCTCTTAGGGTTGCTGTTGCTCAGTATGCACAAGCTATTCCCGCGCTTGCTGCCCAAGGTCAAGATCCATCTCAAATCATTACGAGAATTGCCGAAGTAATACAAGGCAGACAAAAAGGTTTCCAACTAGAAACTATTATAGAAAAAGCATTTGCGCCAGAACCACAACCGGTGGCACCAACAGCACCGGCACTTCCAGAACAATCTAGTATTCCAGCAGTAGGAACGGCCCCCGTTCCTGCCTCGCAGCCAACTGAACAACAACAAAGCGGAGAGGCCCCTGCTGCTGGACCTAGACCTGATATCGCACAACTACTCGCCTCCATTGGCGGAGCAGCATAATAGAAGGAGGTGAAAATGAAAAAGGGAACATTTCAAAAGTCTGTAGAGGTCAAGCCTGTACAAGGCAAGATGGATACAGCCAAGCCAGCAGGTGGAGAAGTTAAGTTCGGCTACACACCAGCAGGTCGCAAAGGAACAAAAGCGTAATTATTTTAATGACAGGAGTACTGGGTGAATAACGATAACAATCTTAATCGCCCAGTACGAACGTCTGATTACTTCGTAATTGCTACAGGATTCGTTTTAAATATAGCATCGGCTATAGATGCTTTAGCAGATGACTTACATCAGTTAGCTGTCTATCATTCAAATCAAAAAAGCCAAGAAGATAAAGTTTGGCAAAAATTTTCGCAAGACTTAGAGACTTTAAAGGAGGACTAGTATATCAATGATAAATCCACTAGCTGGTCCATCAGGTCCAGGAGATAAGGCAACAAGAACAGATCAATTAAAAATAGGTTCTGCATTTTATTCAGATGATACTGCTGAAATTAGTACAGCAGCACCTAAGTCAAAGACTCGTGGTAGTGCAGATGATGTAGGTGGAAGACCTGCTAGTCCAGCAACACAAACTCCTATAACTAAATTATTTGATCCATCACAAAACCCAGATCAAGCAGCTACTGCCGGTGTTGATATAGGAGACGGTCCTGGATCATCAGCATTAATGATGCAGTCACAGTTTGCAAACAATAAAGTTTCAGATTCTTTAGCAGATTTATTAGCTTACGATAGCACTGGTGAAATTAATATTCTTTACCAGCAAGCTATTGCACGAGGTATGTAGTGGCAAACCCAAATCTTGATGCCGCCGTTTTACAGGCAGGTCTCACTGGGAAAAAGAAAGAACAAATTGATGGACTATCTAAGTTATTAGATTCTCATCGTAAACTTATTTCTTTGCCAGAAAACCAAGCAAAAGCATCATTTGAAGCATTGCCAGAAACTCAACAAAAAGCCCACGTTTCTTTCTTTGGTGATGGTGGCCCTGCTGAAGTTTTAGGCAGCGCAGCTCATTATTTAGGTATAGGTTTTAAACAAACTATTGGTCGCGCTTTTAGTGCAATAAATGAAGTATCAGATTTTTCAACTCGTCTTGCTCGTACTGGATTAATAGCAGCAGATCAAGGTGTTGACCTAAGCACTGCATTTAAAATAGCAAACGATAAAGGCGATAAGGTATTTGATCCAAGTCGTATTGATGCGGCTACTAAAATATATGGCGAAGATGCAATGTCTGTTGCAATGAAAGTTGCTGGCGGTATGAGTCTGAGTGAGATTCAAGCAACAGGTTCAGATGCTGAAAAATTAATTGCATCAACTGCTGCTCAGAAAAAAGATAAAGATTCTTACTTTATGGGCGCATTAGATGCTGCACAAAGAGCAAAGTACTCTCCAGGTAGAGCTGTAGCAAATCTTATTCTTCCAGAATTTTTAGAAAAAACTGTTTTATATAAAGGTATCTCTGGTGTAGTAGATGCTGGTTATAGAATATTTACTGATCCATTTTTAATATTAGGTAAGGCTAAGAAAGCCTATGATGCTGGAGATTTTTTACTTTACAATATACTAGGTAAAGAAAAGTTTACCTATGGTAGAAATCTAATGGCTACCGCAGGTAACGCCGCTCAGGTTGATAGAGTATTTAGTAATTCAGGTACTAGAAATCTATTTGATAGATATGGTGCTAGTTTAGAAAAATTAGATACTGCTCGTAAATCTAGGAATCCTATAGCCGGTGCTGAGGCTTATAAAGAAGCAAGACTTTTAATACCTGAGTTTGGTCCTGCTGGTGTAGATGAACTTATTGCTGCTGGTGTTAAGGATGCAACTACTGCGGCAAACTATTTAAAAAACCACGCTGATATAAAATCTATCTTATCTGGTCAAGCAGCTCGTAGAACTCCATTAGTTCCAACTTTAAGTGCTGCTCGTAGAGCAAAGGTTGCTATATTTACTACAGGCAATAAAAAAATTAATATAGATAAAGCTGGTCAAACAATTGTTAGAGCTCTTTATACAGGTGATGAAGCACAAGATGTTGTAACTACTCTTGGACTTAAAAGTGCTGAGATTGCCAAAATGGAAGCAGGAGTAGGTCGCAAATTTGGCAAGATAAGAGACGGCTCTATTAGATTTACTGAGAATCAAATTAGTGGTCGTATTGATCGCTTTATGCGTAAGTTTACAACTATTCCTTATTTTAAAAATGGTTTTTTTGATGTAACAACTTCTGATGCACCTGAGAAGATTTATCAATTAGCTGCCTTAACAAATACTCGCTATCATTCAAGAGTAATTCAAGAAGCATTTGCTGCTGGAGATGAAGGCCAAAAGAAGCAGATCTTTACAGGTCTTTGGAATACCATTGCTGAAACCCGCCAAGTGACTAAGACTATTGAAGGTAAGAATTGGGTAGACCAATTTAGCGGTACAGCATTAGATTATAGTTATGGCGCTAATATACTTGTTGATAAAGTAGGCGCTGACGGAAAGCCACTATTAGATAATCTTGGTAATATTGTTAGGGAAGAAATTAACCCTGCTAATTTTGATGGTCAACAGTTAGCCCTGCACGGATATCAATTATCTAGCGCAATAGCCGTTCCTTCTATATTAGATCTTGATCGTTTATCTGCTCGTTCTGGAATTATAAATCGTATGCTTGGTATTTCTCATAAAAAATGGGCAGATGATCTAACCTCTGGCTGGGTATTAGGTACGCTTGCTGGACCTAAATTCCCAGTTCGTAACGCAGCAGAAGATTTAATGTTAAACATTGCAGTAGGTCAAAAAAGTTGGGGTATTACAAAAGGTCGTTTTGTATCAACTAAGTTACGTCAAGTTAAAGAAGCAGAAGCTGGTCTTACTACTGAGCAGAAAAAACTTGGTCAAGAGATAGCAGACCTTGTATCTGAAACAGATGAACTTATAAAGAATCCAGCTAAAGCAAGTCAAGTTAAAATTAATCAAGATCTTATCAAATCAAAGACTGAAGATCTTAGAGGTCTTGAAGGTAAGAAAATTAAATTTTATGAGTCTAACCTTGGATTTGTAAATCGTTTAGTTGGCCGTAGCCAAGTAAAGGAATTTCAAGTTCGCTTAGCTGCTGCCGGTGATGATATAAATAAAGTTCGCCAAATAACTGCTGAAGCAATTATGACTGGTAAACTGTCCTCTCGTGCTTTATCTAAAAGAGATAAACAATTTTTGGGAGAGTTTGCTCAATATGGTAGAACTCAAGATGTGCTTGATGAGGTTATAGAAGGTGGCAAAAACACCCTTCGCGGTGGTAGTTACTCTATTCAGGCCAGTAATGATGCTAGAAAGTATGGCACTCTTCGCGCTCTTGAATATGATGGTAAAACATTTAAACAATCAGGTAGTTCATTTACTAATATAGATCCTGTCGCTAATGATCAATCACGCCTATCTTGGCTTGTAAAGATTGCATTGCACACAAACGATGAAATTGACTCTATCCTTATAAACAATCTTGATAATAAGAAACAAGCAATTGACGATCTTATAAAATATTTAGATGAAAATCCTGAATTAAAGGGTCGTTTTCAATCTATGTCATCAGGTATAGTAACTACTGCTCAACACGCTGAGCGTGTCTACCTAGATGTATTAAATACTTTCTCTAAGGCAGATGGAACACTTAATAAAGATCTTTGGAACAAGGTTCGCAAAGTAGATGCTAAAGGTAAGGTTGTTTTATCTAGTAAAAATTTATCAGTAGATGATCTTCCAGCAAGAACACAAAAAGAAATGCACCCAAGATGGATATCTGGTCCTACTCTAGTTCCAGTTTCTGACGGTAAAAGTATGACTGCATCTGTATTTGAAAAATCTTGGGATTATATGGGCGAAGCCAATGCTAGATTTTCTAGAGAAGGTATCGTATTTGATGCTATGTTAGATGTTCGTGGGCAAATGGAAGACACAGGATTTGCTGATAGAATATTTAAACAATTAACTGCTGGTAAAACTGGTGATGATCTAGTTAAGGCAGAGACTAAAGCATTTGAGCATATTACTTCTATTGCAGAAGATATGGCTAAGAATAGAGTTCTTTCTTATGTAGATAATCCTGCTGTTCGTAGCCAGTTAGCTATGTCGGCTCGTAACTTTGCAAGATTCTATAGAGCAACTGAGGACTTCTATCGCCGTATAGGTCGTGCAGTTAAATATAATCCAGAGTCAATTGTTAGAGCAAGTTTAACTTATGAAGGAATTAGTCACTCTGGCTTTGTTCAAACAGATGATAATGGAGAACAATACTTTTTCTATCCTGGTCTAACTCCAGTTTACGAAGCAATGAATAACGTAGGTAAATTGTTTGGCATTAAAGAGAATTTCCAAATTCCAATGCCAATTGAGTTTAGTGCAAAGATAAAGATGATTACACCTTCTTTAAACCCAGACTCATTGTTCCCTACATTTGCTGGACCATTAGCTGCGGTTCCATTAAAGATGGTTGGAAATATGGTTCCACAAGTTAAAGATTTAGAACAATACCTATTGGGAGCATACGGCGAAGATCAACCAATGATTGCAGCCATATTACCAGCGCACGTTAATCGTATATTTGGAGCTTTAAGTACAGATGAGCGTAACTCTCAGTATGCTTCTGCTTATCGTAAAGCAGTTACTTATCTTGAGGCTACAGGTCACGGATTAAAAATAACTATTGATCCAGTAACTGGTGAAGAGGTAGCACCTTCTCCAATGGATTTAAACAATTATAAAGATAAGATAGAAGCAAGTACAATGACCGTAATGGCTATGAGAGCTTTACTAGGATTTATATTACCAGCATCTCCACAAGTAACCTTAAAGGCTGATATGGCTAAATGGGTTCGGGATAATGGTCAGGTAAACTACAAGCAGACATTCAATGATTTAATAAATAGATACGGTGACTTTGAGAAAGCAATTGAACAATGGATTAAGTACTATCCAGATCAAATGCCATACACTATTTCAGAATCAGAACCTGCTGTAGTTGCTAACGTTAGAGCTGTAGAGGGTGCAAAGGATTGGATTGATTCTAATCAAGAGTTATT